GCCCTGCCCGAACCGGTGGACAGGGACAACCACCTGATCGACGCCATCAGGTACGGCTGCGAGGAGTACATGAATGAGCGCCGGCTGGTGGCCGCGATGAGATTATAAAAGGAGGTGGGGCCGGGTGGACGCTATGGATGAGGCCCTCCGCGAGTTGCGGCAAGTCGATGGCCAGGTGACCAGCGAAATTATTCGCGACCTGATCGACGGGCATGCAAAGCGCCGAGCGGAAATGATCCGGCTATACGAGCGCTACAGGGCCGACGCCTGCGGGGTCCCGATTTTTCAGCGGCGGGTACCAGACTACGAGGCCATCAACAACAAGCTGAACAACGATTTTTTCAGTGAGATTATTGACACAAAGCTGGGATACTTCCTCGGCAAACCGATTGTTTACGACGTGCCGAATGAGGAGGGGCTGGGCGCCTTTGAAGAAAAAATCCAGTTGTTCCGAACCCGGAACAACGTGGAAGACCTGGACAGCGAAACAGGGAAATACGCGGCGATCTGCGGATACGGCGCCCGGCTGCTATACATAGACCAGGACGGACAGGAAGCCGCTATGAACCTTCCGCCCTGGGAGGTCATTTTCATTTATGACCGATCCATCGACGAGCCGCAATATGCCATGCGGTACTACAAGGTGACCGTCAGCCAGGACGGCCGGAAGACGGAGCGCTGGCGGGTGGAATGGTACGACGCGGAAAACGTCACCTTCTACATCGAGGACGACAACGGCGATTTCGTACTAGACGACAGCGAAGAGGAAAACCCTAGGCCGCACATGTTCGACGGGGTGCCGGTAATCGAATTCCCCAATAACGAGGAACGGCAAGGAGACGCCGAAAAGGTTCTTTCCCTGATTGACGCTTACGACCGCACCTTGTCGGACGTGAACAACGAGATTGAAGCCTTCCGCCTGGCCTATATGGCCTTTTATGGTTTTGTGCCGGATAAGGAAACTCTGGAGGAGGCCAAACAGACGGGGGCCTTCGGCATCCCGAACGCGGACGCGGGGGCAAAGATCGAATTCATCACAAAGAACCTGAATGACACCGTCATTGAGAACCACTTGAACCGGCTGGAAGCCAATATCCTGCGGTTTGCAAAATCGGTGAATTTCACCGATGAGCAATTTGCCGGCAATCTGTCGGGCGTGGCGATGCGCTTCAAACTGTTTGCGCTGGAATCGAAGTGTATCACGTCGGAACGGAAGTTTACCGCCGCCTTGCGCCGACAGTTTAAGGTGCTATCCAGCGCCTGGCAGAAAAAAGGCGTGCCGACGGATTACACAAAAGTGAAATTCACCTTTACCAGGAACTTGCCGGTGAACATTCTGGATGAGGCGCAAGCGTCGGCGATGCTCAAAGGCCTTGTCTCTGAGCGCACCAGGCTGGGGCTGCTCAGCTTTGTGCAGGATGTGGAGGCCGAGCTAGAGCAAATGGACCGCGAGGCGCTGGACTTGACAGGAGGTGAAGATGATGTCATTCCGGGAAGGGGACCGGACGGCGGACCGGCTGACGGCCCAGATGGAGCGGGCGCTGGCGAGGGAATACCGGAAGGCGCTTGACGTAATTCTGGCCGAGCTGGGGCGCCTGTATGGCTCCTTCCCGATGACGCCAGCCCAGCGCCTTGAGCGCCGCCGGCTGGCAAACCTGCAATTTCAAATAGAGCAGGAGCTGACCAGGCTGTATCGGGCGAACCGGGACACGCTGCTGGAGCGCCTGCAGGAGCTTTACCGCACCATGTACTACATGACCGGATGGGCCATCGAGAAGGAACTGGGCGGCGCTCAGCTTGCCTGGGGCCTACTAAACCCGGACGTGATCCGGGCGGCGGTGCTGGCGCCGATTGACCGGCTGACACTGGATGATCGGCTGGAGCGAAACCGCCGCCGGATTGTCACCGCGATCCGTAACAACATCACTCAGGGCCTGATCCTGGGCGAAGCCTATGAGGACATGGCGAAGCGCATCCGTGGCGCGTTGGGCCAGGACGCAAGGAAAGCGCGTGTCGTGGCCCGAACAGAAGGCCATCGCATCAGAAATCAGGGCAAGCTCCGAAGCGCCCAACGAGCGGCCGAGCTGGGCATCCAAATGGTGAAGGTGTGGGACGCTACGCTGGATATGCGGACCAGACCGGCACATAGGCGCCTGGACGGCATAAAAGTGGGCGTGGACGAGGATTTTAACAGCCCTGCGGGCGGGAAGGGGCCGGCGCCGGGAAACCTTGGCCGGCCGGAGGATGATATTAATTGTCGGTGCACTTTCCGGCTTGAAATCGCCGGATATCCGCCAACAGTGAGGCGAACGCGGGAAGGTGTGACAAGATACCAAACCTATGAGGAGTGGGCGCGAGCCCGAGGCATTCAACAAATTTAATTTGCACTTGTCGGGGCCAAGGGCAACGGCAAGGGCATAGGAGGGAAAAGCATGGAGCTGCAAGAGATTCGCGCATTTTTGGCTGAACACCGAAACGATGAGGAGGTGATGGGTCTTCTTACAGAGCTGTTGAATGTTGATGTTGTCAAGCGGTTTGTGGCGGAAAACGAGGAAGCGCAAAAGTGGCTGCAGGCCGAAAAGGACCGGGCAGTGAGCAAGGGCATTGAGACCTGGAAGCAGAAAACCCTGCCGGGAATTCTGGATGAGGAGCGCGAAAAGATCCGCCGGGAATTGAACCCGGAGGAGACGCCGGAGCAAAAAGAACTTCGGAAGTTGAAGGAGGAATTCGAGCGCGAACGGCGCGAGCGGCAGCGTGCCGAACTGCGGGCAAAGGCGCGGGACATCGCCCAGGAGAAGGGCTTGCCGGGGGCGCTGGTTGACTACTTTATTGGGGAGGACGAACAAACCACCCTGGAAAACTTGGCGCGCTTTGAAAAAACATGGAGCCAAGCCGTCCAGGAAGCCCGTGAGGGAGTGTTTAAAGAGCATGGCCGGACGCCGCATCCGCCGTCTTCGAGCAGTGCGGCCCGGTTTACCCGAGAGCAAATCGAAAAAATGACGCCGGAAGAGCTGGAAAAACATTGGGGCGACATCTCCAAACAGCTTGAGGAATCCGGCGGAAAACTTGACTAAAACGAGGAGGGAAAACATGTCGGTTCAAAACTTCATTCCCAAAGTATGGAGTGCGCGTTTGCTGTCCCACCTGAACAAGGCGCAAGTTTACGCTTCTGAGTTAGTATCCAACAGGGACTATGAGGGAGAGATTAGCCAGTACGGTGATACCGTCCACATTAACCGGGTGGAGGATGTCACAATCCGGGATTACGTCCCGAATACCGACATCGCTGCGCCGGAGGAACTGGACGGCAGCCAGCGTAGCCTGGTTATCGACCAGATGAAGTATTTTAACTTCGCGGTTGACGACGTAGACCGCCGGCAGGGCCATCCCGATTATATGGATCAGGCTATGGAACGGGCTTCCTATGGTTTGCGGGATGCCGCCGACCGGTACGTGGCCAGCCTCTATACGGAAGCCGACTCCAACAACCTGATCGGGAGCGACGCTGACCCGGTGACCATTTCCGAAGCCGCAATGGCATATGAGGTCCTGGTTGACCTGGCCGTCAAGCTGGACAACGCTAACGTTCCCCAAGAAGGCCGTTGGGTGGTCGTTCCGCCCTGGTTTCACGGGCTGATGCTGAAAGATAACCGGTTTGTGACTTACACCGCCCAGGGGGATGCGACGCGGGCTAATGGGCAAGTCGGTGAAGCGGCCGGCTTCCGTATCCTGAAATCTAACAATGTGCCGAAGGTGGCCGGTGATGGTTCCGCCACCTTCGACAACGAAAAAATCATCGCCGGTTACACCGGGGCGATCACTTTTGCCGAGCAAATTCTGAAGATCGAAGCGTACCGCCCGGATAATCGCTTTTCCGATGCGGTGAAGGGGCTGTATGTATATGGCGCTAAAGTGATTCGCCCGGAGGGCATCGCTGTACTGTCTGCGGTGGCTGGATAATCAAGCGAGGAGGGACCTCCCTCCTCGCTCCTAATATAGGAGGGATACGATGGCGTGGTTCAGGAACAAAAACACAGGCGTTACCTGGTATGTGACAGACCCGGAACACGTCCGTCGCCTGGCCGCCAGTGCGGACTATGAGGAAGTGAAAAAGGAGGGCGGACGGCGTGGAAGTAAGCGAGGTAAAAGCGCTGCTAAGGATACAGGGGACAGCGAATGACGAATACCTGGCGGCGGTGCTGCCGCTGGTGATCGAACACGTTAAATCTTACTGCAATCAAGACTTTCCCGACGGCCTGCCAGGCGGCGTCAAGCTGGCCGTCGCCAAGTGGTGCCAGGCTTACATGAAGGAGGCGGGCATCCAATCGGAAACTCTGGCGAGGCATAGCGTCACTTACTCAGCTGACCAAATACCGGCCGAGGTGCGGGGCATCCTGAACAATTACCGCCGGCCGTTCTTCGCTGCTGTAAAAGGAGGTAGGAGAAAATGATCAAGTGCCCTATTTGCGAAGAAGAATTCAGCGACATGAGCGAGCCTTGCAATAAACGAATCCGGGGCCGGACGGTGGCGGACTGCCTGGAGGAAGCGGAGAAAGATGACGATTGAACGCTTTTTTGAGCCAGCCGCCATTGAGGTGCAGCGGTATGTCGAGGGCACCGATGAGCTGGGGAACTCGGTGAAAGAATGGCGGCATCATTTGACGATTGATGGCCGCATTGACGCTGAGACAAGTGACGAGGTGGAGCGGGCAGCGGCGGCCGCCACTACTTCTACCCATGTGCTTTTTTGCCCAGTGGTTGACATCCAGGAGAAAGACCGGGTGATTTACAAAGGGCGCACCTTCAACGTGATATTTGTAGATAACCCCATGAACTACGGGCGCTTCCTGCAGGTATCCCTTGAGGAGGTGCGTTAACGTGCCGATGGAATCAAATTTTAACCAAGTATACCGCCAGCTACGAGAAAACGAACGCCGAGCGCTTGAAGCGATCGGCATTTTTGTGCGGGGCGAAGCCCAAGTAAGGGCGCCAGTGGACACGGGGAACCTGCGGGACAGCATCGACTACAGGGTGAGCACGGGCCGGGTGGTAATCGGCACGAATGTGGAGTACGCCCTGTATGTCGAGAAGGGAACCAGTAAAATGCGTGCTCAGCCCTATCTGACGCCAGCCCTGGAGGAAAACAAACAGCGCATTCAGGAGCTGGCCGCTGAGTATTTGGGGCGTGGTTTGAGATGAAGGAACTGCAGGCGCAAATTTATGCCATCCTGTCGGCGATCCACCCCAGGGTATACCTGGAGCGAGCGCCCCAAGAAGGCACTTTCCCGTATGTGGTCTATAATTTGCCTTCCAGCAGCATGGGCGCTGATCACCGGGAGGATTTTATCCTGGAGGTGGACGTATGGGACCGGCCAGAGGATGGCAGCACCCTGGCCATGCAGCAAATAGCCGACGCTATCGACGCCGCCCTGGATGGGCTGGTGGTCCGTGCCGGCGATAACTGGGTGGCGAGGGTGTATCGCATCGGCCGGTTTATGCTGCCTGATCCTGACTTAGAAATCAGGCGGCGCCAATTGAGGTATGAAATAAGAACCTATAGGGCAGGTGAAATTTAAATGGCACGTCACGGGATCACTTCGGAGACCGTGAAAAAGATGATAATCGACGCCGGCGCGGTTTACGTCAATTATGGCGAATCCGATGAGCGGCTGCTGGGGGCCACCCAGGGCGGGAACGTATTCACCGTTGAGAGGGAAATTAAGCAAGTGGAAATTGACGGCGCTATTGGGCCGGTGAAAGGTGCTCGGCGGGTAATCTCTGAAAAGGCCACCCTGACCGTAAACCTGCTGGAGCACTCGGCTGAAAACTGGAAGCTGATTTTGACGGCAGCGGATATGTCGGACGTGTTGGACGAAACCGGGACGAGCAAAATTGCCGACGAGATCCGCACCCGTCAAATTTTGGACAGCGACTATGTGAAAAATATCGCCCTGGTGGGTGAGCTGAGCGGCACCAGCGAGCCGGTGGTAATCGTTCTGGAAAACGCCCTATCTGAAGGAGAGGTGGAGCTGACTATGGAGCATACCGGCGAAGCGGTGCCTGAGGTAGTGTTTGCCGCTCACTGGGACCCGGCCGACATGAGTAAATCGCCGTATGCAATCCGTTTTCCGGTGGTTGAGTAAAGGAGGGGCTTAACGCCCCTTCTATCTTTTTCAGGAGGGAGTCATTATGCGAGAGCTGCAGTTTTCCGACGTTTTCAAGATGGCGCGGATCATCAGAAAGCTGGGCATTAAGGAGCAATTGATGGGCCTTAAATGGGACGCCGCCACTGATTCCAGGCAGGTGGGCCTCCAAATGGCGGCGATTCTGATCGAGAACCTGGACAAAGCGGAAAAGGACGTGCTGGAATTCATCGCCGACCTGGCCGAGGAAAAGGTAGAGGATGTGAGGCGCTGGAGCCTGAAGCGCCTGGCGGAATTCTTTACCGAGCTGGGCAAGATGGAGGGCCTGGCTGATTTTTTTCAGCTTGCATCAGTGAATGCCGAGGAGAAATAAGCCATCTATTGCTCCGGCAGTATGGCGCCGGCATTGAGCATATCAAGACGCTGGCCTGGCCGGAGGGCGCCCAGGTGCTGAAAAAAGCGGCCGAGCAGGAGCAGGAAAGCAGGGCCTGGGATATGTGGGTGGCCGCATATCCGCATATGACCGATGATTCTTTTGTTCCCTTCGATGAATTCCTGGCGAAGATGAAAAAGCCAGCGCCCACAAAGAAGGGGCTGGCGGAAATCATCACCAGAGCCGAACAGATTAAGCGTGCCGACCAGGAGGAGGTGGAAAAGGGTGCAGCTGTTTCGTGTGTTCGGTGAGGTGGCGCTTAGGGGCGGGGAAGCCGTCATTAACGGTTTGAAAAAGGTGGAACGAACCGCCCAGGGCGTAAGCGAACGCCTGGACAATATGGGCCAGCGCATGGCCGACGTGGGCGACGCTGTAAGCACCCTGACCTTGCCTTTTGGCCTGGCCGGCGCTGCTGGTATTAAGATGGCGGCCGATGTGGAAAGCGGCACGGCGCGCATCCAGGCCGCCCTGGGCACTACCCGAGGCGAGGCCGAGCGGTTGGGGCAAATCGCACAGCAAGTATGGAAGGCCGGCTGGGGTGAAAGCTTGGCCGATGTTGACCAGGCCATTGTGCAAGTAACCCAGAACATGGGCCGAATGTCGCCGGCGAGTTTGGAAACCATCACGAAATCGGCGCTAATGCTACGAGATGTTTTCGACGCTGATGTGAACGAGAGCGTGAGGGCCGCCGGGGTGATGATGAAAAATTTTGGGATCACCGGCGAGCAGGCTATGGACCTGATCACGTACGGCTTCCAGAAGGGCGGTGATTTTGCCGGCGACCTGCTGGACACCCTGACCGAGTATTCGCCCCAGTTTAAGGCTATGGGTTTTAGCGCGGATCAAATGCTTAGTATTCTGATAGCAGGCGCCCAGGCTGGGGCATTCAACCTGGATAAAGTCGGGGATGCCATCAAAGAAATGAATATCCGAATGAAAGATGGTTCGGATACGACGAGGGAAGCCTTTGAAGCCCTGGGCCTGAACGCGAAAGAGATGGAGGCCGCATTCGCTGCCGGCGGCGACAGTGCACAAAAGGCTTTCGCTGCGACGATGGCCGCCCTGGCCGGTGTGAATGACGAAGCAAAGCGAAACCAGATAGGTGTTGCCCTGATGGGCACCATGTATGAAGATCTTGAAAAAGAGATTGTGGCCTCCATGTCCGAAGGCGCAAAGGCGCACATTGATTTTGCGGGGGCCGCCGATAAAGCAAAGCAAGCCATCGAAACATCACCATACCAGCGCTTTCAAGCGCTGATGCGGGAGCTGGCCACATCGTTGCAGCCTGTAGGGAAAGTGCTAATGGACCTGGCCGAGCGATACCTGCCGCCGATGGCAAACTTTATTGCCAACATAGCCCAACAATTTGCCGCCCTTCCTCCGGGCGTGCAAACCGCTATTATCTCCTTTGCGGGGCTGGTGGCCGCCATCGGGCCGGTGCTGTCCATAGGTGGCCGGGTTGTGCAGGCTGTCGGCACGGTAATAACCACATTCGGAAAACTGGGAACGGCGATTAAGGCCGTCGGCACGGCGTTCAACGCCCTGCGGTTGGTGTTTATGACGAACCCGTTCATGCTGATTGTTACCGCCATTGTGGTAGTGGCCGCCCTGATTATTACTCACTGGGATCAAATAAAATCCTTCTTGGCGAGCACATGGGAAGGAATCAAAAACACGGCATCCAGGGTATGGGATGCTATAACCGCGTTTTTCAAAAAGTGGGGGCCGACCATTTTGTCGGTGCTCACAGGGCCAATTGGGGCGCTGGTAATTTACCTGGTTCGGAATTGGGACCAGGTGAAGGCGAAAACGCAAGCCATTTGGAACGCTATTAAGTCGGCACTGTCCAGCGCCTGGAGCGCCATTAAATCGACCGTATCCAGCGCGATCAACGGCGTCAGAAACACCATCACCAACATCTGGAACAGCATTAAAAGCGTGACTAGCGGTGCTTGGAGCAGCATTAAATCGATAATTTCAAAGGGTATCTCCAGCGCCTGGTCAACAGTGAAGGGATACGCCGGCCGATTCCTGAGCGCCGGCAAGGCGCTGCTGGACAGCTTGGCAAAAGGGATCAAACAGGGGATCAGCAAAGCAATCAGCGCGGTAAAGAACGGCATGGCGCGAATTCGTTCCTTCCTGCCGTTTTCTCCGGCGAAGGAGGGGCCACTTTCCGACCTGGATAAATCGGGAGAGTCTTTCTTCCCGACCTGGGCCGAGGGCGTCGAAAAAGGCACTGCCGGGGCGGTGCGGGCCGTGTCGGCCGGTATGTCTCGGGTGCAGAATGCGCTCGGCAGGCCTGCGGCGGGGCTGAACGTAGCCGGGGCCGCCGGCCTGGCCGGCATGGCGGCGCCCATTATCATTACCGGCAATAACTTTTACATCCGGGAGGAAAGCGACATCGAGAAAGTGAGCCGGGCGCTGTACCTAAAAACCCGCGAACGGCAACGCGGGCCGGGGGTGATACGAGTATGACGAGCTTTAACTTTAACGGGGTGGATTCCGCCTCGTTCCCGTGGCTGCTGGTGAACCGCGTCACTGGCAGCCTTCTGCCGTCTCTTAAGCGGCGATATATCACCGTGCCGGGACGGGAGGGCGCCTACCATGCGGGGCGCGACATGGATATTCGGGTAGAACGGATCAAAATAACTGTGTTGGCCGACAGCCAGGAAGAATTAGCGGAAAAAAAGCGCATCCTGGCCGAATGGCTGGATACCGAAAAGACGGCGCCGTTCTTTTACTCCTACGAACCGGATAAAGTTTACCAGGCGGTGCTATCCGGGGAAACCGACTTAGAAAAAATAGTAACCGACGGGGAAACGGAACTCATCTTTGAGATGCCGGACCCGTACGCGACCAGCACCGACACGCGCATGACGCGGCTTCGGGGAACATCGGTGGGCGTCCGCTACGAGGATTTTACCGAGATAGGTACCGGGACCGACATTGTTGCTGATGCCTCCGGGCTGCGGTTGGCGAAGGAAGGCCAGGACTATTCCAATATGGTGAATACCGATTGGGAGTCCGGCACCCATAACGGCACTACTGAAGCAGGGAATGAATTTCTTCAGCTGGCAAAGTCCGGGGCGGACTATATCAAGG